TGCTGTGGTGGCTGTGGCCTGGATGGTGCGATTCAGGCGATGTCTGTCCAGGCGGGTTTTGCGAAAGTCAAAGCCTGAGGTTACCTGGTTGGAAAAGGGAGCCTGGACGGTCGTGCGGGAGGCTCCCGCCACAGTGGTGGAAGGGAAGGCACCGTAGGCAGAGCCGCCAGCGGGAACAGTAGACATGAGATTCTCAAAAAAAAGCAGAAAAAACTAAAACTTACTATTAAGAGCGCAGTTCTGTAATCTCAATAATACCATTGACCACCGCAGCAGTATCACGAATTACTGCAATGTTTGCTGCTCCATTGAGGGGGGTCTGAAAGGTAAAAGTTGAGCCTTGAGGAAGGAAAATGCTACTGGTAGCGTTTGCCGTTTGAGGACCAGAACCGATAGCCACACGGCAGGCAGCGTCACGAGTGTGTAGGGTTATTGCCCGTATTCCGCTTGTCAATGCAGTATTCTGCGAAGTTACTGTGGCGGTAACTCGGCGTGCTGAAGAGGGATAGGAGGAGATCTCAACAGGCTGTCGCGTTGACACCTGGGGGGTAAGAACAACAGCAGTCATACGGGTAAACTTCGGAGAGTGGACAAAGAGAAGAAAGGCTGGTTTCTGAACCAATCAAGAACATCGCTAGAGCCCTTACTTTGATTACACGCTAAGCAGGCGGCCACAAGATTAGAGGCCTCGTCACGGCCTCTATTAACCTTGGCTTTGACATGATCGAGCGTGAGAGATTCAGTAGAGCCGCAATAGACGCAGCGGTGATTATAGTGAGCCTTTATGGACTCACGCCACATGCGTTTTGCTTCGGAGCTAGTCATGACTTGAAGGCTCTGGAGAAGGTGATCCGGAGTCAAACTTGGCATGAGGGGTTCAGCGTTTCTTCTTGACGGGCTTTCTAACTGCGTTATTACCATGACCATTGCGGGCACGGTTCTTGGATGGGGATTCTAGGACCATCCTACCGTCAGTTGTGTGGGAGAGATCCTTCCCTCCCTTTCCAGCAATCCCCCTACGCTTGCGCTCTGCCCAACGCTCTTCCGAGGCGGCCTTCACAGACGGCTTCTTGTTAAGTTTGCGTTGGTAGGCTGCTTTCTTCTTTGCAGCTTTGGGGTTGGCGGCATAATACTTGGCAGACTTACTTTCGGCCATGGAACTCCTCGATGATGGACCTGAGCTCTTTAAGCTCGTCTCTTAGTTTATCCTCCAACCGATGATCTCGCTCTGCGTTGGTCTGCAGTGCATTTTTCAGGGCGTCGGTGGTGGCCTGCAGACTGGATACCTGGATGAGAAGTCCAATCGAAGTGATAGCGAGCCACCCCATCACTGACGCAATGGCGGCAAGGATGGCGCCCCGGATCTGTTCGTTCACTGAGTGAGTTTCTCGATGTAGGCTGTGTCCCCTTCAGTGAGGCCAGCCAGGAGGCCAGCTAAGGGGGTGCCAGGCTTGATAGTGCCTGTGCAGTTGTTTTTGACCAGCCATTCAGCTGCGGCCTTCAGATCAGCGGTTGAACATTCCGCTCCCTTGCGGACTCTGGCGGTCATCTCACGGGTCACCAGGCCGTGAAGCGCATCTAGATCAGTTTCGGTGGCTTTGGCCATAATTTCAAATACGTTCGTATGTGGTGTAGAAACCAGGACCAATGGACGGACTGACCCACCTTGGGAGGAAGTTCTTCCAGCTATACCGGACTTCTTTGCCTCCTGAGCCAATTCTGATGTAGCCGCCATTCACGACATCCAGTTCCCCGTAGGGGTCGTTGAAGATGCCGTGGGTTTTGGTGGTCCCAATCAGTAGGACCCAGTGGCCACCTCCACGGGGGGCTGTAACGGGCCCGTGATGCAGGAAGCCCACACCCACAGGACCCTTTTGTAAGGCCTCCATGAGAGCCGTGAAGGTGCCGTTGGTGTAGTTTGCGGCCTTGACCCCGTATTCGAGGCAGGCCTTCTCATGGGGGACTGGGTAGATGGTGTCGCCGTACTTCAGGACCGTCTTCAGGTAGAGGTCGTCGGCGTTGGCACCCTTAAGGGATTCAGGCCGCAAAAACTTGATGGCCATGGCAGCAGTGCTGGCCCGGCACATTCGGCTTCCGTGGCGGGTGGCTGAATCCCCTTGGAGGTAGTATTGTGGCACCTTCCAGAGGATGTCAGTCATCGGAAGCCCTGACGCTTAAGGGTCTTTTTGATGGCTTCTAGTTCAGCTTTCAGTTGGGCCACAGCCTCGTCTTCCCTACGGAAGGGTTTGGCCAGGGAGAGCAGGCGAAGAAAGCCCTGGGTGATGCCGTTGAACTCCTTGAAGGGCCCACCCAAGAAGGGCAGGATCTCGCCGATGGCGAATGCAATGAGGAGGGCTAGCTCAGTGCCCCCAGTGGGTAGGGGGATGCTGACGGTCTGGACGGGGGTGTCGGAGGGAACGCCAACAAGGGATTTGAAGGTCATAATAGGAAGGGAAAAGAGTTAGTCATTAAAGACCCGGTTAGTGGATCTGGTCTCTTGATCGGTAAGTCACACTTATGAGGTGCTGTCGGTGATTAGCCCATAGGCGGCCAAGGCAGTTAACAGACTTGCAAGCGCAGCATTGGCGCCCCTAGAGCCCGTCACCGTTGGCTTTGCTATGGCGGCCGATCCCTGGAAGCCGAGGCCGCCTTGTGTCGCAATTACGACTGCAGCTCCGTTGCCACTTCTCAGGACCACCGACCCGCCACTTCCCTTGCAGGAAATGTTTGTGTTGATGTCTGTCGCCGTTCCTTCGGCCAAAATGTCAATGTTGGCAGTGGACCCGCTTCTGATTACCGGATAGTTGACTGCGCCTGGGACAGACCGCAGCAGTGTTGAAATCGCGCCATTTGCTGTTACGCCAACGTCGTTAGTGGTTGCCCTGTAAAGGCCACTAGCTGGACTGTTGATGAAGGAAAGGCCGGGGGCCACAGCAGATCCGCCAGGGACGTTGACGATGGCTTCCGACCCAGGATGGCCGATAAAGACGTTGGTGGCGCCAATAAGCGATCTGTTCGCGACTTTGTTCCCGGCAAGATAGTTGCCAGCGTAATAATTTGCGTCTGCCGTTCCGTCTTCCTGTATCCCGTAGTTTTGAGTTTTTACGCCCTGCGTGTCTGAGCAGAAATTATCGGTGATGCGAGAAGCAGTAGTGGAGCTAAGCCTAATACCGCTGGAAACTACATCACCGTTACCTCTATTATTGTTTAGGCAAGTGTTGTTAGATGCGGAGACCTGTACGCAAGAGCTAAAGAGTATTCCAGAGCCATTGGCTCCTGTTGAAACGTTACCGGTCACAGAAACTGCTGATATAGTATCGCACTGGATGTTGTCATAACCAGATCCATCCACAACATTCCCAGTAAGAGTGCATTGAGTAGATACTGTACCCAAATAAATACCTGTCTGGCCAGCGTCTTTAACGGTATTCCCGCTAACTGTTGTGTGAGCTGCGTTAATTGCTCGGATGCCGTTAACGGTTTGTGCATAGCAAGTGTTGCCAGAAACGGTGCAGAAGTTTGCGCCCGTATCGAGCAAGACACCAACTCTGCCACCACGGCAAACGTTACCAGTGAAGGAGATGAAATCAGAGTTATAGGCGTACAAACAAGCATTGATGGCCCCGGCAGCGCTTAGGTGGGATACAGTGTTACCAGTGACCGACACAGAAGTGCTATTAACGTCAATCAGGAGCCCATAAATATCGTTATCAGCAAACGTGTTGCCGGTATAGGCAGCATTGCGCTGTGCGCCGCCAGCGACACCTACCTCGTTGCCTGTAAACGAGCAGCCGTTGACGCTCAGCGAGTCAACGCCGGGAAGAATAGCGGCCGGCTCAACCGGGCCGCTGCCCGCCATCAAGCCACAATATGGAGCGTCATCGAAAGAGCAATACTCAATTTTGACGTTTGATAATGTTTTGCCTGCTACAGCACCTACATACAAGGCGTTGAAGTATCTATAGCTATCGTCGGTCCCTGTCGTTGTGACGGTACCCTTGTTGCCCTTGAAGGTCAGGCCGCTAATCAGATAGTCACTGCCGGACACGATCTCTGCTGTGTTTTTATTTGTGATCCCATTGGCCAGCTTGATTACTGCCGATTCTGAAACGAAAGAAAGGCCTGTTTTGTTTTGAAGGGTTCCAGACAACTGAATCCCTGTGACAAGGTATGTGCCGCCGGGGAAGAATAAAGAACTTCCGGCAGACATGCTGTCAACAGCCGCCTGGATTTCAGCCGTATCATCAGCAACCCCATCTCCAACAGCACCAAAGTCCTTCACGGACACCACGTCCTTGAGCTTGCTACTCCAAGACCTAGTAACGGCTCCAGTACCATCCTGAGTAAATCCAGGCGTTCCAGTGTAAGTGTTGTCAACATATCTTTTAGAAGCGGCATCGGTGTCTGCGGTGGGTGATGCCAGGCTCGTGATCTTATTACCACCCATGGCTAGGACGCCAGACATTGTATCGCCTGATTTGCTTACTTTCAGGGCGTCTTGTGCGTCAATGTACGTCTGGGTGGGGGCTTCTTGGGTGTAGTATAGGGTCTGTAAGAAGTTTCGATTGAGCCCACTAACGGGGAGAGGTCCACCAGGCTGAATAACAGACACCAAGGTATCTGACGGGGTTTCTCGAAAAATGACCACCTTGGTCCCCGCAGCAGGCGCCACTGAAAACCGCAGCACATTTGCACTGAGGAAGGAAAATGCGGTGGTTAGAATCCCATTGATGGTGACCTTGACGTGGCTACGGGCCAGATACGGGAACGTGAATGAGAAATCGATCTGGGTTCCGTTAGCTGTTACAGTGGAGGGAACGTAGGGGTTAATTGCCATCGTTAAGAGCGTCGATTGCTTGCTGAGTCTGAGTTGCGGCGTCTACATCGCCGCGGCCTTGTTGAATCCGGCGCTGGCGTACAAGATCAGTGCGGGTCCGCCACTTTTCTGAGCTATTGAGCATCAGAGCTCTGGCCTCGGCCTTGGCCTGATTGACGGTTGCGGTGATTAGCTCGTGATGCTGGGAATCCTCAGCAATTTGAGAGGAAGTGCGGGACTTCCAACCCCGAAGAGCCTGCTGATAGGTGGGGCTGTTGAAGAGATCGTCCAGACGTTCGGCCAGCTTGACCTGGTGGAGCGCCTTGGCGAAGTCTGCCCGCTCGTCCTTGGCGATTTCCTCCCCTTGGTCGAGTTTAGTGGTGAGGAGGCTAGAATCCCATCCTGCATCGGTCAGGTTCGAGGCCACGGACTGCCCCAGAGCCTCAGGGGTCCCCTTGGGGAACTCTGCGTCGTAGATTCTAAAGGGAGAGATGGCATTGTACCACCCGCCTGCAAGCGACGTGAAGGGTTTTCCGGTGAATGGATCTAGTTTGGTAGGCTCGTTCAGGGCGAATCCTGGGGCAGCGGCGGCCAATACTTTCTGGAGCTCCCCATCGATCTCTCGGATGTAGGGATTTAGGGTGTTGGCCATGGCCCGACGAGCACCCGCCATTGGCAAGAAGTTGTTGGCCGTCGAGATGAGTCCTTTGGCAACCGGATCTGGTGTGGTGTAGGTCTTAGGGTCCAGGAATCCAGCCACGACCGTGAGGCCACTGAGGTAACTCTTGTCCACGATGGAGATCGAGAGGGCAAACATTGCCTGAGACATAAATTGCTCAGCCACGTCGATGTGGCCCATCCGACCCAGCATGGCGATGTCACCCATGAGAGCCATCAGGTTGTTGATGGGCTCAATCGACTCGTAGGAGACCCACCACTTCCCTGCCACCTTGATGGAGCGGGGGCGGTGTTCCTGCAGCCAGAGCTCCCTGGCAGGTCCTGGAGGCGGTCCGTTGCCTGTGAGATTGCCATTGAGGGCAGCCATGCCTCCTGCAGCCATGAACAGGGCTCCTGTGGCCTGCCTGCCCTGCATGATGGCCTTGGCCACGGGGTCGAATCCCTCGTCTCCTGGCATGGAGTTCAGCACATCCCGGGCACGGCTGCTTGCTCGATTGAGGAGAGGGAGGTGCTGGGCGCCATAGACGGCCAGGTTGTATGGCGTCCGCACGAAAGGCATAGCCAGACGCAGTAGTGGAGCAGCATTAGTCAACTGGGAGAGGGCATTCACCACACTTCCGGGGTTGTCCTGGAAGGTGGAAGCGTCAGCCCAATCGAGGAGGTGCTTGTCCTTGATCTGGAAGTCGTCGTGGAAGCTGGCCTTGTACATCTGAGCGTAGATCTCACCAAACCGAGCATCAAGCTCCTTTGGCGATAAACCCTTGTCAAAGGCTGCAAACGCAGAATCCATGGATATCTTCATGCGGCTGTTGATGATCTTGAAGAAATCATCACCGGCCACCAGGGCGCGACTGCCCCAGCTGAAGAGCTTGTTGTCTTGGACCTTGTAGAGGGTGTCGATTATTCCAAGGGCCATCTGCTCGGCTGTGTTGCCGCTGTCCCTTGCAAGGATCCGGATGGCCTCGAGCTTGGCCTTGGCCTTGGTCTCCTCCATCATGAACTTGGTGTTCAACTGCAAAGGCTCGCCAGTGGCAAAACTACGCCGCATCACGGCAAAGGCATCACTCATGGAGGTGGCAATGCCCTTGTAAGCTGAGACTGCGGCGTAGCGTGCTCTTGGATCCCTGATCCCCATAAGGCCAAGGCTGAGGGGCTTTTCGACGGAGGCATAGGTGTTGCCAGCGAGGTTCCGCAACTGAGAGATGGGGCCCGACAAGATAGAATTGTAGAGGCCATTCATGGCATTCTGCCAGCCCACCTCCATCATCACGTTGATATGCTTGAGGGTGCCCGCAGGGTCTCCTCCATTGAGGACGAGAGCCCGCACCAGGGCAGTTCGTTCGGCCACAGCATCAGCATCTTGGCCAGCCCGGGACAAACGGTGGATCTTTTCGACCCAGGCCTTTACCTTCTGTTTTTCAACCTTGGCCTTCTGGGTGGGGGTCATAGGTGAGGGGCCCTTGATGGGCTTCCCGTCGGCCCCTAGGACCTCCTGGAACATCCGCAGGTTATAGCCGCTGTCGTAGCCGCTGAGTTTGTGGAGCTCACTGAGGGTGGTCAGGCGATCGACAAGGCGATCCATCTGGTTCCCTGGGTTGCGACCGGCAGCATACAGCTCGTCGAGACTCTTGGACAGCTCGTAGATCTGATTGGCCGTGTCGGTGATGAATGTCTTCGTAGCGATGACACCCTTGGCACTCAGCAGTTCCTTGGTAACTTCCTCCTCAGTGACAGTGCGGAGAGCTCCTTGAGAGCGCAGCAGGGCCACGATCTCCTCACCATCAGGGGTGTAGTCGTCTGATACCTGGACAGCTTGCCTAAAGGCCTGAACGATGCGGGCCGAATGCTCAAGGTTTTCTGCTACGGACCGACCAGTCTGCTTGGCAATGTTCCGCAGATCCATATCGTCCACGAAGGACTTGAGGGTGCTGAGGGTGGCCTTGTTTACATCGGGTGCCGTGGCTATGATCTTGTAGTAGGCGTCGGTGAACACCGAGGGGCTTTTACCCATGGTCGGGCTTGTGGCTCCCTTCAGGATGGAGGGATCGGCATCGGGCCGGCGGGCCACCTTGGGCACGGAGGTTTCGAGTCGGATCTGATCGACTACGGCTACATTGGGCGGGATGGAGTCGTTGAAGGTGGCCAACTCCTCGGCACGCATGGTGGAGGGATCATTTGAAAGATCCATCTCCAGCTGGGCCCGTTCCTCGGCTAGATCAGCCAGTTTCTGCTCCAGATCCTGGATGCGCTGGGATTCCGGATCGAGTTGCTTTGCAGGAGCATCCAGACCAATCTCGAGCTGCTTAGGGTCAGGGGCATCTGCTGCTAATGCCTTGGTTGCATCTTCTACCTCAGCCTTGGCGGCTGCATACTCAGGGCT